AAACTTGGTCGTATCGTTGTATTTATCGTTATTGGCAAAATCCATCAGCCTATCCAATAACGCTAATCTGCTGTATGGGTCCAGGTAATGCAAGTTCAAGCCTAAAAACCCATCGGAATACATCTCCATAGGAATAACCAACGGGAACTTATCGTAAACTGGTAGAACATCTTTATATTTTGGGTCGTAATGGTACATGTACATACGACCTATAAAGGCTCTAGGAGAGATTCTGGAAGCGTCGTTTAGGACATTGGAGCGATCTGAAGGAATACGGAGCTGGCTGATTTTCCCACCCAGCCATGCTCTGGCTGCGTCTGTTCTTGGGCGAATCCCAGCGGCATTCATTTCCTTGCTAATTTTTGTAAATAGTGACATTATATACCTAACCAAACAAGTCTTTTTCGGTTATAACCTTAAACTTCCAATTTCGATCTTTACAGTATTCTACTGCTGCGTTCCATTTGGCTTCGTTTATACCCCATGTTGCAACCTCACGAATGTATTGCTTGGTAACTCGGCTTCGTTTTTGTGGCGGCTGGGCTTGCATCAGCGGTTTGACCTCAAGAATCATAGCCTCTGTCAGCCCACTTTTATTGCGCATTCTAACGAAAAAGTCTGGGAAGTATCGGTGCATTTTGTTGTCAATCGGAGATAAATAAGGTATGACGATTTCTTCATTCGACCACTCAATTACATTCGAGTTACCGTCCAGGTGCACCATAACTCGGCGTTCCCAGAGCGATCTGTACCAGATGTTCGTGGGATCACCTAAATATTTATTGAAGTTTTTAGGACTAAATTTACCACTGTAAGCCATCTAGTATTTATAGGAAAAACAATTCATGGCAGATTCTGTAACAGAACTCAATGCAAGCGAAAGATTTAGAGATAGAGTGGCACGTGAGCGACGCGAGCAAGCCATTGAATCTGTAAATTTTGTAACAAATCGCGAAGCACAATATACTCCTCCAGAAAATGCGGCGCGACCATCAACAATTACTGGTAAATTGAGTATCAAACAATTTCCAATAGACTTGTCTAGCACTCGAGGTCTTCCGTATGTGCTATTTAAGATATTTAAATCAGAAACAGGCGCAGTAGAAGCACAAGATGCTACAACGATATCTTTGGTCACAGGCGCGCAAAGAGCAGCTGATGTGATTGCTGGAGTACCTGGGGGATCAGCCGCATCTGCTGCTGTATTCGGTGGACAAGTCGCGGGTGCAACTGGAGCAATAGCAGCTGCATTTGCAACAACTGAAACTGGTCAAGATGCTATAGACAGTTTAGGTAATCAAATATTTGGAAATGATGTAAGTATAACAACTAGAGCGAAAGATCTTGTAAAAAGTTTTGCTTTAAAACGCAATATTCAACAACTCGAAGAAGCAATAGCATTGTTTATGCCAGATGGAATTACATCTAATTATGACCATGAGTATGATGCGTTATCGGTAACAGCAACATTAGGCGCTGCAGGATTCGCAGCTCAAGCAGTTGGATCTATAAATGGTAGCGTTGATGCGACAAGCCCATATATCGCAGAGGCTGCTGCCTCATTAGCAAGTAAAATAGTTGGTGGAGAAGATTTTGCTAAACTAGGATTATTCGCAACAACAGGGTTAGTTCGTAATCCGCAAATGGAATTAATATACAGTTCCCCAGTCCTTAGAAAATTTGTTTTTGATTTCAGATTGATTCCACGAAGTAAACCAGAAGCAGTTGCTGTTTTAGATGTTATAGAAGCCTTGAAATATCATTCTGCTCCTGAGATTTTAAATGGTTCTGGTGGCAGATACTTGATTCCACCATCACAGTTTCAAATTGAGTTTTATAACGGTGATGGAACACAAAATTTAAAGTTATTTAAAACAAAAAATTGTGTATTAACTGGAGTTAGCGTTGACTACACCCCTAATGGATTTGCTACATTCTATGACGGTATGCCAGTTGAGATTAGAATGCAACTCAATTTCCAAGAAACTGCAATAATCAGTAAATCCGATATCAGAGGCGCTTTACCTATTGATGACACGGGTTCTACTTTTAAAGAAACGCGCATAGGTTACTAATGTATATTAGAAATTTTCCAAAAAATTTGTATTCGTTTGACTTGTCTGGAGCAAGCCCAACAGTAGTGACTAATATCTTTTCTAGATTTAGTTTTAACAGCAATGTGCTCAACAATGCTTTTGCATTTTACAAATATCAAATAGTTGATGGTGAGACACCAGAAATCGTTGCTAGCAAGGTGTATGGTGATCCAATGCTACAATGGGTCATTTGCTTAACGAATAATCTTTCAGATCCAATGTTTGATTTACCATTGCAGCAAGATGCTTTAGAGCGTAAGATCATTAAACAGTATGGATACAGCTCTATCGCTAATGCATATTCCACGATTAGTTACTATGTGTTAGAAGTTAAAAAAACGCTTTCTGAGGTTGATGGTCCGAAAACAGTTACAAACAGTAATAATATAGTCACGCTAGAACAATATAATTATTCTTCTAATACTATTATCGCAAAACCAATTAACACAACAACTACAGAAAACATAACATTTTATGCTAATAACTCCAACGCTAATAGTGCAATCGTTTCAACACTTACAATCGCGTCAACATATAAACCAGTATATGTTTATGACTACGAAAACCAACTAAACGAAGAAAAAAGAACAATTAAAATCTTAAAACAAGAATATATCGGACCATTAACTTTAGAATTAGAAACGGTGCTAAATGGCTGACTCGAGAAATATTTCTTCCAGTAAATCCTTATCAATTGTTGAATGTAAACTTATCGGTTCTAATGGACAGGTCATAGATCTAAAAAATCCATTAATTTTTAACAACATTCAAATCTACGAAAACATATACTCACCCGCAGTTACTGGAACAATACAATTAATTGAAGGTGTGAATCTATACTCACTACTCAGTATGCATGGTAATGAGTATCTGTACATCTCATTTTGTCGCCCAGGCGAAGAAAACAAAGATTCGCGATACACAAGAACATTTAGAATTTACAAATCTGATAAAAGATCTAGACATCAAACTTCCCAGCAACAAACATATGTATTGCATTTTTGTTCAAATGAATTAGTGTTATCTTCGCAGCAAGTAATATCTAGAACACTATCTGGATTAACTGCATCCGAACATGTCTATAATATCTTAACACAAGATTTGTTAGCAAATAAAAAACGAGTTAAAAACCTAGAAAAGTCTCAAGGTGCGTTTAATCACACAATGACGCAATACAAACCATTTGAGGCAATTGAAAGATTATCAAAATACTCTTACAATGAAAACAATTCTCCATTTTTATTTTTTGAAAACAGAGACGGATATAATTTTATTTCGCTAGAAAAGTTAGTAAACCAAGAACCAGTTACAACTTTAAACGCAAGCACGGCGAATTTTGCCTTAAATCCTAACGAATCCCCGTTTATTACTTCTAACGATATTAAAAAGTTTGAGTTTGAACAGGGATTTAATGTTTTAGAAGGTATTGAAAATAATGCATTTTCTGGTAGACTATTTACTCTAGATATAATTAGGCAAAAGTATAAGAGAAATAATTATAGTTCTCTAAACTATCAACTACTACCATCTATGTTAGATGGATATCCACCATTTAATGATGCGAAAAATAGAGGCGGTAAATCATTGTTTCAGGACTACGATGGAGTGCCAGATTATTGGTTGACAAATTTAAATCAAAATGAAACACCATATTTCGTTTCTAAGGGATACAAGGTCATAAATACTAATATTGAAAGAATCCATATGCACAGAAAAATCCTACTGGGTTTGTTGAATAACACAAGAGTATTATGCCAAATATCTGGTAATCCAAATTTGTCTGTTGGATATGTTGTAGCATTTAACATGCCTGCATACATGCCAAACAAATCAGAAACTCCAACCGACCCATACAACTCAGGTAAATATCTGATAACGCATATTAGACATTCTATCACACCTGATGACATTGAAACTGTTATGCTGATGAATAAAAATTCTGTTCTAACTCCATTTGATTCCGCATCAAATGATAGCAGAGATTATAAAGTCGCGAGAGATTTTTAATGAACAATGATTTTCTTGGTTTAGGAAATTTCGCTTGGTGGTTTGGTGTGGTGGAGAATCGCCTCGACCCACTAGAACTTGGTCGTTGCCAAGTCCGCTGTTTCGGTTGGCATACTGAAGACATCAATCAAATTCCCATATCAAGTTTACCTTGGGCGCATCCAATCGTGCCTTATGGTGTTAAAAATGTACAGCCGCCACCAGAAGGAACCATGGTATTCGGTTTCTTCGCGGATGGAAAAGAAGGTCAGTATCCAATTATTATGGGAACTGTTCCTGGTATTCCTGATGAGATTCGCCAAAACAACATGGGATTTACAGACCCATACACTGACGAACAAAAAGCAGCAAGCGATTTTCCTAGAAAGATTAAAGAATATGCTATGCGCACCAATGCTCTTGGTTTATCATATTCCGATGATGTTGCTAAACGCAATCCATCAAGGTTGAACGAGCCAACTGTATCCAGACTTGCGCACCCAACAAGAGTTACAGGTGATGATGGGTTGTATCAAGGAATTGAACCTGCTTCTATTGCAAACACAACAATTGAGATTCAACGCAAAACCCGATATGCAAATGTTATCAGCGCATCGGGTTACAAGTGGAGCGAGCCATACCCATCCTATAATCCAATGTACCCATTTAATGATGTGACTGAGACAGAGTCTGGACACGCATTTGAAATGGATGATACACCAGAATTCGAGCGCGTACAACTATCCCATAGAACTGGTTCTACGCTAGAATTTTTACCAGAAGGGCACACGAAGATTAAGTCTCAAAAAAGTCGTTATGATGTGACGATGGGCAACCATTATTCTTATGTGAATGGTAGCAAAGACGAAACAGTACAGTCTGACATGTTCTTGCGTATTAACGGTAAACTTATCATTCAATGCGCAGGATTAGACATCTCATCACAAGGTCCAATCAACATGAAAGGGACTGAGGTCAGCATCAAAGCAGACGGCAACTTAAACTTGGGTTCAGGTGGCGCAACTAGAATTTCGGGGCTTGATGTTGAGGTTCTTGGTTCCAATTCATTTAGATCTTTTGGTGGAGCAGAAGCAACAATGCAAAGTGCAGCCACTGCATCAGTCGGTGGTCTAAATACTCTGCTCAGTGGTGGAACGCTAGAATTAGAAGGTATTCTGTTGAAAACGACATTTGGAATCCATGATTTCTTAACTCCATTACCAGTTACTGCTAAACTTGGAAAAACACCAAATTCCGCCAAGGCACCAACAAACACTGCTGCTGAATTGGGTCCAAGAAACTCGCCATTTAATGCACCAGCACCAAAGACTGACCGTTTCTCTGTGATTGAAACTGTAAGCACAGAACAGGTTACAGAACCTAAAACCCAGTCTCTTGGCACAGCACCAATTATTCCGACGCTGACTGGTGAGACGATTGCTGAAATCGACCAGGTCACAGGTGCACTTAATGTTAAGATTACTATTCCGCAAGTGAACATCACAGATGATGCTGAAAACCCTCTACAGGTTTCGGCAGAAACGGACACAGGAACAATCGACCCACCAGCATTTACTAGCGCAGCAGCAACCGCTAATACAACAGCGGGATAAATATATGTGTCTGCTTGCTGAAGATGTTACTAGATATAGTCTGATAATGAAAAAGATTGGAGTCTATGAAACCCTGTCAGAATCAGATATAGAATTTTTAAAAGAACACAAGATTGAACATATTTACAAATCATACCAAACTCTTTTGAGTATGATTAAACAGAGAGGTACCGTGTCTTCATTGGTAAAATAGTTGGAAAAATAATCAAAATTGTTCTCTGTTTAATCGGAGGATTACCGTTACTTCAGACCTTGGCGATTATGTTTACAGGGAAGCCCATTGCATTCTCTAAAGGCAGTTTCGGAACTCTTGGTGGTAAATTTGGAGAACTTGCTAAGAAAATTTCTGAAAGCATTAAAAAGGGTAAGGAGTGGCTTAATAATTTTAAAAAGGACTTTATTAATCCGCTTCTCAACGGCACCATCATCACGCAATATCAACGAGATGCCAACGGCAACATTCTCCGTGATGAAAATGGTAATGCTCTGGTAGAACAGTCAACCAATTTTCTTTCGCCATTATCTGAACTTAATGCTAAGATAGACAAATACACCGAAAATAATTTCGCTGGACTACAAGCCGCTGTTCCTGCATTGTTCAGTAACACAGAACCTTCTATCGTTTCAGCCCGAAACGCATTACTTGATAGATTAGGAAAAGTCAATCAGGTTACTGAATATCGAATTGGACCATTTAACATCGGCGAGCTCACCGAAATTGGAACTGCTGCAGACAGCAGTTTTGTGCAAACCATTCGCGATTTTCAAGACCACACAAATCAACTTGCTGGAGTCAGCTACGATAGCGTGAAGTTTACTTTGCAGCGTTTGTACGGTAATGTGACGATTGCTGGGGCAACTGCAAATATTGCTTCCTCTACAATTGTCTCACCAAATCTAAGATCTACTGTTTATCCGTTTACCAATATCGGCGACCTTGTCATTATCAACAATGAAGAGCGTCGCGTCATTGATAAGGGATTTACATCTGCGCCTTCTGGTACCGTGTCAGTTTACACCGATACAGTTGCTAACAGCGTTTTAGTGACTAGTGCATCGGTTGCAACACTAAATTTAGCTGACTGTTTGTTAAACACTAGCGGAACTTTAAAAGTTGGAACTGGTGTTTTCATTAATGTTAATAACGAAATTCGCCAAGTAAACAGTATTAATGCGCTGGGCGATTATCTAACGGTCTATGTTCCGTTTAGAAGCACAGCAACTGCGCAGACATTTTTCAAGGAAACGACATTTACTGTTAATACTGCATTTACTACAACCGCAACAGACCAAACAGTTAAGATTAAATCAGAATTTGTTGCGAATAGTTTATGCTTGGACAATGTAATCACTGGTCGTGGAACTTCATTCACCACAGATCTTGTTGCAAACAATAAGATCTACTATGACGAAAAAGAATACTTTGTGATTTCTGTCACAGATACTGCTATTGTTGTTGATGAACCATTAAGATTTACCAACAACTTCCCAATCTTCAAGGTAACTGGTGAGACTGCTGCCCTTAACTTCGCTGAAGACAGTAACTCGCCAGATGATATCTTGTCCACATTCAGTCTTGTTGGACAATTAACGAATGATAAAAACTTCCTTGATGGCTTTACAACGAATGTTAGAAGAGCCAACGGTGTCTATCAAACAGTAAATGCAGCCAATGCATCCGACTCAGCCCAGTCTTTATTACAGGCTGAGTTATTGCGCCGAGGCGATTCACTCATAACAGAAATGGTTAATGACCTTCGTGGAGACGCGATTAATAAACTCACAACATCCCAGGTTGTTAACACGCTAAGCGGGTTTGAAACTAGAATTACAAATATTCGCGATAATGTTAAAAATGCAATTGAACAAGATCTTGCAGTCATCAATAAGGTCAAGGGTCTGTTGAAGGGATTAATTAAACTCTTCACGACATCTTGCTCCAAGAAAAAGCGCAAGGATGGAGATGGAACTTCTGACGACTACCTAGATTTAATTCTTGTTCCTAATCCAGAGCGTCAGGGTTGTGATGCTACAGCAAGCGATTTCATAGATATTCTGGATGATATCGATGTTGAGTTTAACGACCCACAAATCACCAATCCAAATACCTTCCAGCCACCATCTGGTGTTATCCCAACAAATGATATGTTGAATCCAGGAGACCAGTTTATCGGTCCATATCCACCAAGACCGACAGATAATGTCGCCGATGATGGATTGACAGGAAATCTAGATGGTACCGACCCAAACATCAAGGCACCAGAAGATCCATGTGCCAAACCATGCTAAATATACAAAAGGGCGTGTAAATGGCACTAACAACCAGAGAATATAAAGATCTAGACTTAAACTTTAGAGCACATCCTGTTACAAAAGATGTGGTAAAGCGAACTGGAAACGCAGCCATTATTGGTGCATTGCGTAACCTGATCCTCACCAATCTCTATGAAAAGCCGTTTCAGCCTAATTTTGGTTCTAGAGTTCGTGGTTTATTGTTCGAGGATGTATCATTTATTACTGCAAACATCCTACAAACTGAGATTAGCAATGTTATTGCTAATTTTGAGCCTCGTGTTGGCGTTGATGCTATCCGCGTTCAAGCCAATCCAGAACAAAATAGATATGATGTCGCTATACGATTCTTCATAAATAACCTTGAAGCACCAGTCACAATCAACTTCTTTCTAGAGAAGGTCCGTTAATGGCAAATACCGACCAGAAACTTGTAGTCTCAGAGTTAGACTTCGCGCAGATTAAGAATAATCTAAAGAACTTTCTGAGGGATCAGCAAGAATTCACAGATTTTGATTTCGAAGCATCTGGCATGAGTGTATTGCTAGATATCTTAGCCTACAACACTCACTATATGGCATTCTATAATAATATGATTGCCAATGAGATGTTCCTAGACACAGCTCTATTACGCGACTCAGTTGTTTCCCATGCTAAAATGCTAGGATACACACCAGTTTCTGCAATCGCACCTAGAGCAACGGTAAACTTACAGATTACTCGTCCAGTCGGCGACACAACAGCATCATTAACTCTTCCAAGATTTACTCGCCTGCAATCAACTCCATTAAATGGAGTTTCATATACATTTGTTAATACACAGGCTAAAACTGTGGATTACGACCCAACATGTAATCGCTTTTGTTTTGATGATTTGTACATCTATCAAGGTCAACCGCTAACATACACATTCATTTACAATACTACCAATAATCCAACGCAGTCGTTCGAGTTGCCAGATGCTGGTATCGATACTTCAACGCTAGAGATCTTAGTACAAGAGTCCTCAACTAGCATAAAAACTGAAAGATTTACGCTGGCTACAGATGCAACGAATGTAACTTCGAACTCAGCGGTATACTTTATCGATGAATCTCGAAATGGTAAATATAAGATCTATTTCGGCGACGGGGTTATCGGCAAAAGTCTAACCAACGGAAATATTGTTGTAGCAAATTATCTAAGAACAGATGGTGCTGCAGCAAATAAGTCCAACGCATTCAGTTTAGTAGATTCCGTTGGTGGGTTTACAAGTTCAATTGTTTATCCAATCAAGGCAGCATCTGGTGGTAACGGGCAAGAATCTGTTACAGGAATTAGATTTAGCGCACCAAAAGCATATGTGTCTAATAATCGTGGTGTTACAAAAGAAGATCTAATTGCTCTAATCAATAAAAACTACCCATACTTTGAAGCAGTTAATGTTTGGGGTGGTGAAGAAAACATCCCACCTGTTTACGGTAAAGTATTCATAGCAGCAAAACCAACACTCGGGTTTGAGATTACAGACTCTGAAAAACTTGATGTGATTAATAATGTAATCAAGCCAGTGTCAGTCGTTACTGTTATTCCAGAATTTGTCGATGTTGATTATAATTACCTACAAGTGTTTGCTGAAGTTTATTACGATGCAACTAAAACCACAAGATCTGCAGATGCTGTTAAGTCGCTTGTAAGAAATGCAATCATTAACTTTAAGAACACTGAATTGGATAACTTTAACAGTAGATTCAAATTGTCAAAAATGCTCCGCGCTATCGACGACGCAGAAACATCTATCTCTTATTCTGATGCGGTTACTGTTATTGAGAAAAGACTTGTTCCTCAGCTTGGTGCTGCTAGAAATTACACACTAGACTTTGGTACACCTATCTCTCGCGAAGATCCTTCTTATAGAATCTACTCAACTCCAGCATTCGGACAATTCGATGCTGATGGTGTTCTTCGTAAGTGTTTCTTTGAAGAAACACCAGGATCTTCTTCTGGTGTTGAATCGATTACAATCAATTCGGCTACAGGTTCTTATCTAACCGCACCAACAATTTCTATAAACGGAGACGGTGTTGGCGCTAATGCATATCCTGTGATTGTTAACGGTAAAATTACACAAATCGTTGTGGATAAACCAGGTGTTGGGTATACAACTGCTACAACACTATTGTATTATCAAGACGAGATTGATACAACCGCGTCTTTCACTGTAAATATGCAAGGTCGTTTCGGTACACTGCGCAGTTACTTTTTTGATAATAACAATATCAAAACAACATTGGATGCTGAGGCTGGAACAATTGATTATCAGCTAGGCAAGATTACCTTGCAAGAGTTTGATCCGTTCTCAATTGAAGATCCACTAAAGATCTTTAGAATGGTTGCTAAACCAGAAACAAATAACTTTGAATCTGCTCGTAGTCGAATTATCACTATCGACGAAGAAGATACAAATGCTATCAACATTAGTGTTAAATCTCTCTCTTAATGTTTGCAAATAATTACATATCAACAATTGTAGAGAACCAGGTACCTGAGTTCGTAAGAGCCGATCATCCAACATTCGTGACATTGCTCAAGAAATACTATGAGTATATGGAGCAAACCAATAAAACATTAAGAGTCGGTAAAGATCTGTATGATTACATGGATGTTGATACGACAAGAGCAGACTTGATCAAGTATTTTAAGACGAAGATTATTCCAGATTTTCCTGAAGAAACCGAACTATCTACTGAGAAACTGATAAAGGCAGCAAAATTTTTCTACTCTAAGAAAGGCTCCGCTGAATCCTTTAAGTTTCTATTCAGAACATTATACGGGCAGGAAGTTGACATTTACTTCCCGAAAGAAGATATCCTTAAAGTATCTGATGGTAAATGGAAACAACCACAAGCACTTCGCCTAGCATTTACTGACACCAGTTCTCTTGTTACGGGTGGTGATGTCAATGTGTTTGCAGTTACTGCTAATACAATAAATGCCAACGGATTTAATATCCTATCAAAAGGTATTACAGTAAATTCATATATTCGTATCGGTGATTCGCGTAGAAAAGTTGTCACGATTAACACATCAGGCGATTTTCTTCGAGTCGATATTCCATTCGCTAACACATCAAACGCGCAAACATTTAATTCTGCTAAATTGTTTAAGGTAGAGTTGAGCGAGTACACCAATTTTGACATTAAACTACTCGAAAGAAAACTAGGCATCGGCGAGATTTCTAGAACAACTTGCGTTATTGAAAAAGCAGTACTAACTGTTGATGGTGAAACTGGTCGCGAGTTCGTAGAACTTTATGTGTCGAATGTAACTAGACTATTTGAAGCTGGTGAAAATCTAGTCGTAAAGTATACTGACACCAATGGTGTTGAGCAAACATTCAAGTCTAAGATTATCTCCTTGCTATCAAACATCAGTTTGTTTAGAAATAGATTTGGCGTTGTTCAAACAGGTAGAAAGTATAAGACTGGGGATCCAGTGGTGTTGTTTGGTGGTCTCACCGATTCACCTGATGCTGTCAAGGGTATCGCCGTTGTTAACAATGTTTCTACGGGATCTATTGAATCTGTTGAAGTTATCCAACCAGGATACTTCTTTAGAACAGAACCAAATTCATTGGTTCGT